TAGAAGCGGTGGCGATGGTGGAGTTCCAAGTAGTCGAGGAGAACACCTGACATTTTCTGCTCCAATTAAACAACCAACTTGGTGGGACGGAGAAAAAACGGCAAACACTTTGACAAAATCAAAGGGAACGCAACGGATGCCTGATAAAGATAATTTTGGCGCATTATTGCAACCCATTTATTGCGGAAGCAATCCAAATGCTTCGGACACGGTCACATCGAAGTGGCAAAAGCAAAGTGGCGGTCCAGTTGGAAGTGAATGCGGTTTATTTGTGTTGCAACCAATCACCGCAATCCTGTTTGAAAACCATCCCAATGACAGCCGAATCACTGGTCCGCACGATGTTGCGCCGAGTTGCGTTTCTCGATACGGGACTGGTGGTGGCAATGTGCCGCTCGTCGTTCCTGCTGTTGCAATTCAAGGCTCAATGATTAATCGTCAGGATCACAACGGACCAAGCGGTTCAGGATGCTCAGATACTGGTGAAATGTATACGCTGACTAGCCAAGATACGCATGCCGTGGCGATAGTCAATATGCAAGGAAGCAAGTCAAACGCTTGCGTTTCTACGGATGGCTCGTCATACACGATCAACGGACACGATGTCCATGCTGTTACGGTTGCCCCAATTGGATGCTTTAAAAGCGGTCAAGGCGCAAAATCAAGAAGCATTGGATACAGCGAAACCGTATCGCCAACCCTGCCAAGCAACGCAGGTGGAAATACTGCGCCATCGCTAGTTCAAACTATGCAAGTTCGCCGCCTGACTCCAACCGAATGCGAACGGCTGCAAGGATTCCCCGATGGCTGGACAGCGATCCCTTGGAAGAAAAAGAACGCAGAGGACTGTCCTGATGGACCTCGCTACAAAGCCCTGGGAAATTCGATGGCAGTTAATTGCATGGAATGGCTTGGAGAACGAATTCAAAAATTTGACCAATCCTCCCTATGTCAGTTGCCGTAAAGAGAAACGGGTCTCGAAGCAACATTTTCCAAATCGACGCGCAGGTGCTGGGCAAAGTCAAAAAGCCCAATTAGCGCAGATCGATTCTGAAGCGTTCTAAATTTGGACTGACGGTAGGACTCCCGAAGCAAAAAAACGCTCCACAGTCGATCCTGCGAGACACGATTGCCAGCGTGAACGATGAGAGCAGGAATAAAAAAAGCCCCTTGACGGGGCAGGAATCATTGTGGTGCAGACACCACATACAAACCCATATTTTTTTTCTTGAGTGTCCTCCCGTGATGATCAGCCCACCGCTTCAACTCTGAAAACGATTCGGGAAACCGATCTCTGGGATGCAGGATGCTTGACCGAACATCCACCCAATGACCGATGCCTTCGCCCTCCAGCCCTGCAAAGAATCCGAACTGTTTTCGAGCAGGAAGCCACAACGCATAAGTGATGATCTTTTTCATTGTGCCTCCTCCTGCCAAATTGAATTGTCGGAAGTGTCCCAATGCACGATGTCCGTGCGAAGCATAGGAGTCTTGCGCTGACAGTCTGCTCTGTCCTCACGATGCCAATCGCAGAGCGTCTCGATCTCTTGCAAGGCTTGCGGGATCGTCATCACGATTCCATCCTTGCGATGTTCAAGAACCATTCGCATTGCCAATGTTTCCGCAGTAAGTTTCTTGGTCATTTGGATTCCTCAATGCGGACAATGTTCATTGCCCAAGGTTCAGGCGTGTAGTAGACATTGCGACCATCGGCGAGAGTCCCGATGTAATGATTGTCGTTTGTCAGATTCTCATCGCAGTCGATGTAGTTGGGTAAGCAGTCGATCCAATTGCCACCGAGCGCATCTGCTTTCGCAAACGCTCTAGTGACATCGATAATGATCTGCGAGTCTGTTGGAATTTTGGTTTTCAAAGCGCACCTCTTTTTGATGCAACATAAACCTGAATCCAATCGCCACCGACAAATTTTCTATTCACAAGTGGCACTGACAATAGACCAAGACTTTCCTGCCTCTTTGCGTCCAAGATAACTTCGTACCAACCACTACCTACATGGATTACTCCGCTGTCGTATCGCATTATGTGCTGATCCGCTTGTTCCTTTGTAAGGTTAAGACCGTGTGTGGTCAAAAGATTTTGGAAACCCTCTGGGGATGTGCGAACTGCCACATCGACCATTCGCATAATCAAAGCACACTTGTGCGAATAGATCGCAAGGGTTTGCATTTCAAAAGTTGTGTCTGTAGTTGTCATTTGTATTGCCTTTCTTTTTTAGGATTGAATGAACACAGTTGAGTCTTCAAGTTCTGCGACCACATCGCAGTTGGAATAATTTTCGAGTTCGTCGGTGTCGGAATTCTCGACTTCGACATACTCACAGCAGATGCCGACTACATCGAGTTCAATTTCTGAACCCTCGTCAGCAGGGACATCGCCTTCTGCTTCGGTGATGTAGTTGAAGATGGCTACGAGAGCCTCACGAGAGAATTGATCCGCTCTCGATGAGGTGCGGAATTCTTCCAAGAAAATTTGTTCGGTCACGGTGATTTTCATTTGATGCCTTTCTTTATGTGTGTCGAAACCTGCGGAGTTGCAGACTCTTCCCCCCTTGGCAGGGGAGTCGAGTGCGGAACTACACGATTGAATCATTTACTTCCATCACCTCTGCGCCATAATGCGCCGTCACGGTAGCAAGCGTTCAATTCCAATTCGATCACGATGATGTCGTCTGCGAATTCCAAAAACCAATCTCGTTTGATTCTGTAGTAGGTTGCGTGTTCCCTCAACCCGTGAATAAGGGACTTTTTCGCTTGCGCTTCGGTTCGACCGTATGCAGAGAATGAGAAATTTGGCGATTCAAGTTGTGCGTTGAATATGTTCATTTGAACTCCTTGTAGAGAAATCGTGCGAGGACAACTGTTGAATTGTTTTCTTCCTTCCAACCCATCGAAGCCCAATCGCCAAATTCAGCGATGAAGTCGGAAACCCGATCCTGAACGGTGATGTCGATGCAGTCCACATCTTCAAAAAATTCTTCTGTGGACATTTGTTGCGAGAGAATCGAATGAGCAAAGCCCATCCATTTTTCTTCAATGACCGCTCTGTCAAACTCTCGTTGTCGTGCGACGATGCGTGTGGAATTATTGTGTTGCTTTTTCATATGTGTTGCCTTTGTGTTCTCGATTCTGCCTTTTAGGCTTGTGTGAATTTCGTACCTGTGTGAAGCATACAAGGTAATCGACTGTATGCAAGAGTATTCTTTGGTATTTATCAAGATTTATCGGAAATGCCTATTTTTATAGATATTATTTTTTGCTATTGACATCGATTTTGGGGTGATTAAAGTGATTGAATGACCGTCATAGGAATGAATGAGAATGGATATCGAATCGGAATGTCTCATCAAAATTGCACTATTTCACAGGAAATCGTGGACAAAATGAGAGATATGCACGAGGATGAAATGGTTGGATATCGCCGTCTTTCTGCGATATTTGGTATCAGAAGGTCAACAGTTCAGAAGATTTGCAAGTACTACATTCGAGCGCAAACACCGAGTAAATGGAGGAGAATCAATGGCTAGAGTCACAAGACCGTCGAAGGAAAATGCACCAAAAAGTGCAGGAAGACCGACGAAATACAATGCGAAAATTGCCGATGAGATTTGCGAAAGATTGGCACTTGGGCAGTCTTTACGGGAGATTTGCAGAGATCCAAAAATGGTCGGAATGGCGACTGTGATGAGATGGATAAGAGAAGATCGAGAAGATTTCGACATCAAGTACACACGGGCGAGGGAACTACAAGCGCATACTTGGGTGGATCAAATGAAGGATTTAGCCACGAGTTTGCCTGAAAAAAATCCGCTGACAGGATCGTATGACAGCGCAAGCGTGAACCATATTCGCAACCAAGTAATGACCTTGCAATGGCTAGCAATGAAACTAAACAGCAAGCGATACGGCGATCAGGCTCGACTGTCTCACGATGTTGCAGGTGGTCTAAATCTGCGCGTAATCACGGGCGTTCCTGATGCCAGCGACGAAACAAACTGACATAGAAATAAAGTATTCGCCTCGACCGTGGCAGAAGAAATGTCATAGGAAATTGAAGCGATTCACTGTGCTTGCACTACATCGCCGTGCAGGAAAAACAGAACTTGCGTTGATGCAATTGATCAATTCCGCATTGAAATTCGACAAGGATCAAGGCTTCTTTTGCTACATTGCGCCGTTCCTTTCACAGTCGAAATCGATTGCTTGGGCGAGGCTGAAATTAAAACTTGAACCGCTTCGATTGTTGGATGCGATCATCATCAATGAATCAGAATTGTCGATCAAATTCAAGCACAATTTGAGCATGATTCGCTTGTTCGGTGCTGACAATCCTAATGCTCTCCGAGGGCTTAGAATAGATGGGGTGGTATGTGACGAGGTTGCACAGTTTCGACCTCAAATATGGACAGATGTGCTTCAACCTGCCACCTCTGATCGTCACGGCTGGGCAGTATTCATTGGAACACCCAATGGCGTAAATCTATTCAGCGAACTGTTCCAAAAATCGTTGACGCTGGACGATTGGTACGGCGCAAAATATACGGTTTATGACACGAATTCACTTGATTCTAAGGAAGTGGATCGATTGAAAAGGGATATGTCCGAGGTCGCATTTGCCCGTGAATATCTGTGCGACTTCGATGCATCCGCTGAAGATCAATTGATCAGTTTGTCCGATGCGATCACAGCGAGTCGGCGTGAATATGTCGATAAAGATATTGAATCTGCGCCTCGAATACTTGGCGTTGATCCTGCTCGATTCGGCGATGATCGAAGCGTCATCTGCAAGCGTCAAGGTCTCGTCTGCTTCGAGCCGTTGATCTACAGGGGCATCGACAATATGGATCTAGCAGGTCGAGTCGCAAGCGTCATCGAATCGTGGCAGCCAGATGCCGTGTTCGTCGATGCGGGGGCAGGGAGCGGAGTCATCGACCGACTGCGACAACTCGACTATGACCCCATCGAAGTCCCTTTCGGCGGGAAGGCGGTGATGGACAAACAGTTCGCCAATCGGCGCATGGAAATGTGGTGGCTCATGCGTGAATGGATCGAAGGGGGGGGTGCCATCCCCGATTGCGCGAACTTGAAGCAGGAACTCGCCACACCTATTTTTTGGTATGACGCAAGTGGGAGAAAAGTTTTGGAGTCTAAGGATGACATTAAGAAGCGTTTGCAAGGCGGTGGAAGCCCTGACATCGCAGATGCTTTGTGCCTGACCTTTGCGTACCCAGTTTCAAAGCGTGTGCCATATGACATTGCGACTCGTTTGAGGAAGAGGATTCATCACGAGTACGACCCATACGCTCCTGAGTTTCAGAAATGATTGTAAATAGGTACCCGTAACTCTTGTGTTCGGAATAATTTTTCAGCATTGGAAACATGTATGACTGAAGTAAGACGCATTACTTTTTCTGAAATATCAACTGATGAATTTGATCAAATTGTTGATATGGCAAAAAGGTTTCTTGCGTTTGCCCCTCACGGTTCTTTGATTAAAAACACGACAGAAGACCTTGTAAATACTGTGAAATTGTTGTTGGAATCTGGGGTTATTTTTGTTATTGATGTTGGAGGTAAGGCTGTTGGAATCTTGGCTGCGATGATGACAAATGTTTGGTATTCGCCTTCGACAAAGATGGCGCACGAGATGATGTGGTGGGTAAATGAAGAGAATCGAGGCACAATTGCTTCAATTAAGTTGATTAAGGCTTACGAGAATTGGGCAAAAGAAAATGGCGCAGATTTGATTGCGATGTGCGATTTGGTGATTGAAGGACAGGAACCAGTTGGTACGACATTGAACAGGCTTGGCTACGAAATGAGTGAACGAACATACATCAAAGGAGCGAAGTAATGCCATTGTTTACAAGTATTGGACTTGCTGTTGGTGCATCTGCCGCTACTGCTGCTGCTACAGGTGCGGCAGTTGTAGGAGCCGCCGCCGCTGCCGCAGGTGCTGGCTACACAATCTCTGCTGGCGAAGATGCCAAGAAGAAACAAGCATCGGCATTGTCAAAGCAAGAATCAGCGCAGAAGCAAGCAGTGAATGCGGCTCAGGGTCAGCGCAAGCAAAGCGAGATGGCAATTAATCAGGCGAACAGACAGCAACCGAACATTGCAGGGATTATGGAATCTGCCTCGGCTGCATCGAGTGGTGGTCCCTCTGGAACTATGTTGACTGGTCCGACTGGCGTTGACCCGAATTCTCTTGCACTTGGCAAGTCATCTCTACTTGGAAGTTAATGCAGTATTCACCCGACAATCAGTCTTACAAGGGCGCACCAAAAAGGGAGCAATTGCTTACCCGTCTTGGTCACTTGAAGTCTGAACGAGCGAGTTGGATTGCACATTGGCAGGAGATTACTTCTTACATTTTGCCTCGCAACGGTCGATATTTTCAGCAGGACAGGAATCGTGGGTATCGCCGTCACAACAACATTTACGACAATACTGGTACTCGCGCCTTGCGAACTCTTGGCGCTGGCATGATGGCTGGTGCGACTTCTCCTGCCCGTCAGTGGTTTCGTCTAGGGACTGGGGATCCTGATTTGAATGCATTTTCTCCAGTGAAGTTGTGGCTGGACACGGTGACGAAGAGGATGCAATCTGTTTTTCAGCAGTCAAACACCTACAGGTCTTTGCATCAGATGTATGAGGAACTGGGAGCGTTCGGTACGGCTGTCAGTATTGTGTTGCCCGACTTTAAGAATGTCATTCACCATTATCCTGTGACTGTTGGCGAATACTGCATTGCGTCTGACTATCAGGGAATGGTTTGCACTTTGTACCGAGAGTTTGACAAGACGGTTGCCGAACTCGTTAAGGAATTTGGTTACAAGAATTGCTCTCATTCTGTCAGGAATCTGTATGACCGAGGCAGTTTGGATCAGTGGGTACCGATTATTCATGCGATTGAGCCTCGTGAGGACAGGGATTCGTCGAAGAAGGATGCGAAGAACATGCCTTTTCGCAGTTGTTACTTTGAGGTTGGTGGAGATGACGGAAAGTATCTGCGAGAGGGTGGATACAAGCACTTTCCAGTGATGTGTCCGCGCTGGAGCGTTGTCGGCGGCGACATTTACGGCAATTCCCCTGGTATGGAGGCTCTTGGCGACATCAAGCAGTTGCAGCATGAGCAGTTGCGTAAGGCTCAGGTCATTGATTACCAGACAAAGCCACCTCTTCAGGTGCCAAACTCGATGAAGAACCGAGATGTTGAGAGTTTGCCTGGCGGTATCACCTTTGTTGACGGTGGCAGCCAGGGTATTAAGACGGCGTTCGAGGTGAATTTGAATTTACAGCACCTTCTCGGAGACATTCAAGATGTCCGTGAGCGTGTTCGTGGGTCTTTTTATGCTGACTTGTTCATGATGTTAGCAAATGCGACTGATACGCGTATGACTGCAACAGAGGTTGCTGAACGACACGAAGAAAAGTTGTTGATGCTTGGTCCCGTGATCGAGCGCCTCCACAACGAATTACTTGATCCACTTATCGACATTACATTTCAGCACATGGTTCAGGCTGGAATTGTTCCGCCAGCGCCACCAGAGTTGCAGGGCATGGAGTTGGAAGTTGAGTTTGTTTCGATGTTGGCACAGGCTCAACGGGCAATTGGGACAAATAGCGTTGATCGGTTTGTGGGCAACCTTGGCGCAATTGCTCGGATGAAGCCTGATGTGCTAGACAAGTTTGATTCTGACAAGTGGGCAGACTCATATTCCGACATGCTTGGCGTTGATCCCAATTTGATTGTGGCTGGCAAGCAAGTTGCGATGATTCGAGACGCTCGAAACAAGGCAATGGCTGCGAAAGAGCAGACTGCGATGATGGAACAACAGTCGGCAACTGCAAAGAATTTGGCGCAATCACCAACAGGAAGCGGTCAACAGAACGCGTTAATGGATGTAATGAACCAATTTAGTGGGTATTCAAACCCTTCACCAAGTCAAGTTTAAGGAGTAAACAATGGCAATCCCAACAACATTATCAATTGCGACTACACCAAACAGTTTTGAATATGCGGCGGCAATCACGACAAGTAATACCGTTGACTTAACTGGCGTTACTCGCGCAGTATATGTTGGCGGTGCAGGAAATATTACGGCGGTCATGTCTAATGGCGATGTTGTTTTGTTTACTGCGGTACCTCTTGGAACTGTGCTTCCAATTCGATGCACACGCATTAACGCAACTGCAACAACTGCTACTGCGCTAGTCGCAATGTATTGACGGTACCCGTGCTTTACAGACAATGATTAAATTTTAAAAGTGAGTAACTACGATCCGCTAGACATTCGAGGTCAAGAGCAAACGAAGGAAAATAAAGACCTTCGAGAAAAACTAAATAGGCAGAATGAAGAATCAGATCTGAAATGGCTGATGAGTAACAAGAAAGGTCGAAGGATCGTATGGAGGATGTTGGATCAGGCAGGAGTTTTTAGGCTTAGTTTCAGTCAGAATTCAATGCAGATGGCATTTAACGAAGGAAACAGAAACAGCGGACTAAGAACAATTTCGATGATTCACCAGACTTGCTCAGACTTGTATCAGGTAATGCTAAAGGAACAAAATGACACAAACAGAATCATTGATGACAACACCAGCACCAACCAATAACGCTGCTGTTGCATCGACTGAATCTCCAACAGGAGATGTATCAAATGCGGTTGTGACTCAAGACCAGCCAGTTGCAGATGCAACTGAGACTGGCAATACAGAGGGCGACAGTAAGGATGCTCCAAAGACCGAAGCGGTTGGCGCACCAGAAAAGTATGAATTCAAAGCCCCAGAAGGCAAGAATTTTGACAACGAAGTCATTTCGACATATTCGCAAGTCGCCCGTGAATTGAATTTGAGTCAGGATTCCGCGCAGAAGATGTTAGACACACTTGGTCCAAAACTCGCTGAAAGGCAGATGGCTCAGATCGATTCCATTCGACAAGGATGGGTTGATTCGTCACGAATTGATAAGGAATTCGGCGGAGAGTCACTCGACAAGAACATGTCGGTTGCGAAGAAGGCGTTGGACACATTTGGGACACCTGAACTGCGAACTGTATTAAATCAATCTGGTCTAGGGAATCATCCTGAAGTCATCAGGTTTTTCTATAGAGCAGGAAAATCAATTAGTGAAGATGGTTATGTCGGTCCGTCAAGTGGCTCAGGTTCAAAGGGACAACCACAAGACTTTGCATCACAAGCGTCAGTGCTTTATTCAAATCAAAAATCTTAATTTTAAGGAACATTTTTTATGCCAACACTTGCAACAACAAATTTAACTCTCGCTGACTGGGCGAAACGAACTGATCCAAACGGATCTGTTCCAGTCGTGGCTGAACTCCTCTCGCAAACAAATGAAATTCTTCAGGACGCAGTTTTTAAGGAAGGCAATTTGCCGACTGGCGAACGCGTTGTAATCCGAACAGGATTGCCAACCGTGTACTGGAGAGCATTGAATCAAGGTATTCCAAGTAGCAAGTCAACGACTGCACAAGTTGACGAAGCATGTGGAATGCTTGAAGCCCGTTCAGAAGTGGACAAGGATCTTGCAATGCTCAATGGCAATACGGCTCAGTTCCGTTTGTCCGAAGACACTGCGTTCTTGGAAGCAATGAACCAAACACAGGCACAAACAATGTTCTATGGCAACCCTGCCACTGAACCAAAGTCGTTCCTTGGATTGGCTGGTCGATACTCAACTTTGACTGGGACAATTGGTCAAAATGTTATCACTGCTGGCGGAGCAGATGCCACCAAAAACTCAAGCATTTACTTGGTTTGTTGGGGCGACAATACTGTGTATTGCCCATTCCCTAAGGGTTCTAAGGCTGGCTTGATTCATGAGGATCTTGGTGAGCAAACTGTGTTTAACAGTGACACGCGCATGCAAGCGTATGCAACTCGTTACCAATGGAAGAACGGGTTGGTAGTCAAGGACTGGCGTTATTGCGTCCGAATCTGCAACATTAATTTGACGCACCTTCTTGCTGGAACTGATACGCAAACAACAGCGGTTGGAACAAACATCATCAAGTTGATGGCTCGGTCTTTGTATCGCATTCCAAACATGGCAATGGGTCGATGTGCGTTCTACATGAACCGAACAGTTCATTCTGGTCTTACTGTCCAAGCAATGGATCGAAGTCAGCAAGTTCTAAAGGTCAATGAAGGATTGTCTCAGTTTGGTCAACCACACAGTTGGTTGTCATTCTTGGGAGTTCCATGTCGCAAGGTTGATGCGTTGCTTACTACAGAAGCCGTTGTCTCATAATTCAAATTTTAAAAAGGAAAAAACACAAAATGATTACTGATAAATTACTAAGACTTTCGGATGCCCAAGCAATCTTGGGTGCGGATTTGGCAGCAACTGATGTTATTGATCTTTTGCAAGCGCGAGATATTGGCGAAGGAACTGATTTGTATATGGTGGTTACCGTGATCACCGCCTTTACTGCTGGAACATCTATTGAATTCATTGTAAAGGGTTCTACTGACGCAACTATTGTGACTGGTGATACAACACTTGGCACATCGGGCGCAATTGCACAAGCCAATCTCACGGCTGGAGCGCAATTCTTTGTTCGCATTAACCCACAATTTGCAAGTACAGGACAGCGTTACATTGGTGCTTTCTACGATGTAACTGGAACATTTACTGCTGGTACTGTTACAACCGATATCGTTTTGGATGTTTCAGATCCAAAGAAGTTTTATTCGTCTGGGTTCTCTGTCACTTGATAATTTAAGGAGATTTAATGTCAAAGGTAAAAGCAAAAGTCACATGTTTCATTGACAACTCACTCCGCAATGAGGGAGATGAATTTGAATACAACGGTCCAGAAAACGGAAATGTCGAAATTCTCGACGGGACTGAATTTGAAAAGACCGAAGTTAAAGTAGAAGACACTCCAGTTGCAAAACAAAAGTGGACTCCAAAAAACAAGACTGTTGCTTCTTCGGCTGACTAATCTCGTTTGTAAAGATTCATACGAGCGAGGGGAGTCGATGAGAAATCACGACTCCTCTCGTTTTCATAAGGAGGTTCGATGGCTAGCGTTGTAGATATTTGTAACCTTGCGTTGGCTCATATTGGTGACGATGCAACGGTTTCGAGCATTGATCCTCCTGAAGGATCTGCACAAGCCGAACACTGCAAGCGTTTCTATGCAATTGCAAGAGACACGATGCTCCAAATGCATAATTGGAACTTTGCTTCAAAGCGCATCTCGTTGGCTCAAGTTACAAACCCAATAACAGAATGGCTGTATGCATACGCGGCTCCTTCGGACATGTCTGTTGCCGTTTCAATTCTTGCTTCAGATGCTGGTGATGATTACTCTGCTCGTTTCGTTCCAACCGACACGCCATTCTTTCCGCCAGTTGTTGCGGCTGGGCAGTACACACCTCAACCATATTCAATTGAGGTTGACATTCTTGGCAACAAAGTCATTTACACAAATCAAGAAAGTGCCGTACTTCGGTATCAGGCTTTAGTTGTAGATCCAACAAAGTTTGATGCGTTGTTTGTTCTGTCTTTGAGTTGGCATCTTGCAAGCATGCTTGCAGGTCCAGTCATCAAAGGAGATGCAGGATCTGCTGAAGCAAAGCGTTGCATTCAGATGATGGCTGGATACTTGCAAGCGGCGAAGCAATCTGATTCAAATCAAAGGAACATCAGGGTTGAGCATGTTGTTTCGTGGACAAGCGGACGCTAATGCCAACAACCAGAACATTCAATCGTTCATTTGCTGGTGGCGAGTTGTCGCCAGAAATGTTTGGTCGTATTGATGATCAAAAGTTTCAGACTGGTGCTGCAAAGATGCGGAATTTTATTGCGTTGCCGCAAGGTCCTGCCGTAAACCGACCAGGAACAAAGTTTGTACGCGCAGTCAAAGACAGCACCAAGAAGACTCGACTCATTCCATTTACATACAGCACCACACAAACAATGGTTCTTGAGTTTGGCGAGGGCTACATTCGATTTCACACGCAGGGCGAAACACTGCTTGTAGGAACTCCAAGCGCATTCAGCGCAACAAAGACAATTACGGCTGTTAATACTGCCACAGATACCGTGACAAGCAACGCGCACGGTTATGCAAACGCAACGCCAATTCAAATTGCAGCCACTACAACAATTCCAGTGGGCTTGTTGGCTCTTACAACTTATTATGTTGTTGGGGCAACCGCAAACACATTTCAATTCTCTTTGACTGTTGGTGGAGCGGCAATTGACATTACAAGTGTTGGTGCTGGAACAATTACCACAAATCAAGTTTATTCTTTGGGTGATCTTGTAAGTTACGGCGGTTCAAATTATTACTGCATTCTTACATCGACAAACAACTTGCCGACCAATGTCACATATTGGTTTTTGATTTCAAGCCCCGCATACGAAATTCCAAGTCCATACTTGGAAGCGGACTTGTTTGACATTCACCATGTTCAGTCGTCAGATGTGTTGACATTGGTTCATCCGAATTATCCTCCACGCGAACTGAGAAGACTTGGCGCAACGCAGTGGACCTTAACTCCTATTTCTTTTGTTCCAGCCGTGACAAGTCCAACTGGCGTTGCTGTAACTGCGTCCCGCGGCGAAGCATTTAACATTACTGCAATTACGCAAGCAAACCCTGGCGTGTTGACGCTTTCGTCTGCTCATCAATTTGTTATTGGAGACTCAGTGTATGTCAGCGGCGTTCTTGGAATGACTCAACTTACTGATGGGTTTTATGTTATAAACAGTATTCCAGCAAGTGCAATATCTCTTAAAAACTACACGACTGGCGTTCCTGTAAATACGACCGCATACACCGCATACACAAGTGGCGGCACAGTTGAATATGGAACAAAGATATTTGACATAGTAAATTATTATGTTGTTACTGCTATTGGTGCAAATGGAGTTGACGAAAGTCTTGCATCTGCAAGCGTAAATGTAACAAACAATTTGTATGTCAATGGAGCGTTCAACACAATTACTTGGTCTGCGGTTACTAGCGCTATTCGATACAACATCTACAAAATTCAATCTGGATTGTATGGATACATTGGTCAGACACAGGCTTTGTCATTTACTGACGGCAACATTGCACCTGACATGGGTATTACAACTCCTATTGTTGAAACTGTTTTTAATAGTGCCAACAATTACCCTGGAGCCGTTTCGTATTTTGAACAACGCAGAGTGTTTGCTGGAACAACCTACGCTCCACAGCAATTGTGGATGACACGGTCAGGCACTGAAAGCGATATGTCTTATCGTTTGCCTGTAAAGGATGACGACAGAATTTCGTTTAAGGTTGCAGCGCGTGAAGCCAATACCATTCGACACATTATTCCGCTGCAACAATTGATGCTGTTGACCAGCGCAGCCGAGTGGCGTGTGTCTCCAGTGAACAGCGATGCCATTACGCCGACTACCATTTCAGTTCGACCACAGTCTTACATTGGCGCAAACAATGTGCAGCCATCAATTATCAATAACAGCATGGTCTATTGCGCGGCGCGTGGTGGTCACATCCGCGAACTTGGATATTCATGGCAGTCCAATGGATACATCACAGGGGATTTGTCGCTTCGAGCAGCGCACCTGTTTGACAATTATGAGATTTCTGACATGTGTTACAGCAAGTCTCCGCATCCACTTATTTGGTTCATCTCATCGACAGGACTGTTGCTTGGATTGACCTATGTTCCTGAGCAACAAATTGGTGCTTGGCATCAGCATGACACGGACGGCACATTTGAAAGTTGTGCAAGTGTTGCTGAAGGAGCAGAAGACCATGTGTATGTCGTTGTGAAGCGAACCGTTAATGGCAACTCAGTTCGATATGTTGAGCGGATGTCATCAAATGCATTTGATTCTCTCGATGATTGTTTCTTCGTGGATTCAGGTTTGACATATGACGGGAACAACACGACCGCAACAACTGTGACCGTGTCAGGTGGAACTCTTTGGGGACCAACCGAAGTATTGACAATAACGGCATCGACTCCAATCTTTGCGTATCCAGCGCTGACAGACATTGGGGACGCGTTCGTATTTACGGCAACTGACGGAACACAATACAGACTGACAATCGAAGGATGCTCATCAACGACCGTTGTTCAGGCTCGATCTGACAAGGTTCTAGCGGTGGCGTTCCGCAATGTGCCTATCTCAAATGGCGCATTTGCAAGAAATTCTGTTGGAGGTTTGTCACACTTGGAAGGCAAGACTGTTTCTATATTGGCTGACGGAGCCGTCATGCCAAGCAAAGTTGTTGTTGGCGGATCAGTTTCAATTGATCGAGCAGCAGTCAAAATACATGTTGGCTTGCAATACTTCAGCGACTTGCAGACTTTGCCACTAGCAATAAACATTGAAGCCTTTGGTCAGGGTCGAGTTAAAAACATCAACAAGGCTTGGGTTCGAGTGTTCCAATCAAGCGGTCTGTTTGTTGGACCTACCGCCGACAAGTTGACGGAAGCCAAGATGAGAACTGACGAACCATATGGATCACCGCCATCCTTGCGTAGCGACGAGATTAGCGTCAACATCACACCGACATGGGCGCAAGGCGGTCAGATCTACATTCGTCAGGCTGATCCACTTCCATTGACGATTGTCGGAGTAACCATTGAAGCGGTGGTAGGAGCATAAACATGTCATCATTTGCGTATGCAAATCCATATACTCAAATTAATCCTGAACTTTCCACCATACTGCAACCTTCAGGAGGTTATCAAGGTCCACCAAGCGGATTAGTGCAGTTCGACCAAAGTGGCGCACAAATTAGTGGCGGTGGTATGGATGCCGCTGGAGCGTTTCAGGTGGCTGGCGGAATCATGGCGATCTTTGGCGCGGCAAACAGCGCCATCGGGACTTTCTACCAAGCCCAAAGCGCACAGAATCAACTGAAGGTTCAGGCTCAGAACGAACGGTTCCAATCGCAGATGTCTGCCATCAACGCTCAGAGCGCCGAGTTTAGCGCCCAGCAGAGCCTCTTGTCTGGCGAGAAGCAGATTGGGCAGTACACAATGAGGGCTGGTCAACAGAAGTCGTCAGCGGTCGCCTCAATGGCTGCAAGAGGCATCCAAGGTGGAGTCGGATCTGCCAAGGAAGTCATTGGCAGTATGGACATCGTCAAGGAAATCGACAGGCTGACGATGTCTGCAAGCAATGTCCGTCAGGCTGAGGCACTTAGAAATCAAGCGATGAACTACCGCAACCAGTCCATTATGTCTGGGCTGTCAGCCGACAACCTCAACACCAGCGCTGGGACAATTTACCCAGGGCTTGGCGTAGCAACCAGCCTGATCGGAAGCGCAGCAGACATTGGTGGAAACTGGGCAAGAGACAACAGGCTTGAACAGTACCTTCGCGCACAATCAACCAAGAGATTCTAAATGCCAACAGTACCAACATCATTCGTCCCTCAAGTTTCTCCACAGGGTGATGGAGGAATGGTTCCACTTCAGGCTCCTCCAGTTGAGGGTGTACGCAACGCATTGCCAGAGCAACAGATTCGATTTGGCGAGGCAATGAGAAGCGCTGGAAATGTTTCCTTTCGGATTGGTCAGCAGTTGCAGGATTCGATTGACGAGGCGGCGGCAAAGGCTGCCGATGTGGAACTATCACAGTTCTCAAATAACATTCTTCGTGGCAAGAATGGATATCTCGGTCTTCAGGGTAAAGACGCGGACACAAGATACGAAGAGACAAACAGCGCAATCCTTTCTGCTGCAAATGGCATTCAGTCAAGACTAAAAAACAAGACTCAGGTTGAACTGTTTAATCAATCTGCGTCTCGAAACATTGTTCAGTTTCAGGGTCAGATGGGCGCACATTGGAACAATGAAGTTCCTAAATATTTGGCGATGGAATCGAATGCCCGTGCAATTCAATCGAGCCAAGACGCAATAAATTCGTATTCATCCTTTTCAAGCGCATATCTAGAAAGTATTGCAAAGGCTGAAGCGGAAACTGCAACGGGATTGTCTTATCTTGGAATCTATAAGGGATCTGCTCAATATGATCAATCAATGAAAAAGGTGCGTTCTGTAATTACGGCTGGAGTTGTCAGCAGGTTAATGGATGAAAATTCTTATCAAGATGGTTTGAATTATTTAGAAGAGCAAAACAAATCGAAGTTGATTGACGAGCCGACATATCAATCCTTGCGTTCTGGATTGATTGCAAACAGAGATCGGCAAATGCGTATTGAATTAACTTATGCCATTAGGAATGGCTATCCACTTACAACACCTTCTGGAACTGGAAACTATTCGACTCCAGTTGTTGGAGGAGAGATTGTAAGTTTTAGCGAAAATGAATATTCCACCAAAGACGGAAAAAAGGTTTTATCAGGATTGACATTAGAAGTCGGTTCTGGGACTCAAATTAGATCCCCTGGCAGATCTACAGTAGAAGATTACAAAGAGGGTAGTAGCACAGTTACTCTTAAAAATGAAGATGGATCTCAATTTCACTTCCAAGGAATTGTCCCCTTAAACATAAAGAATGGAGACAAAATTGCCCGTAATCAAATTATTGGTGTGGCAATGGATGATAAAGAAAATCCTGGAAAAGCAAATCTTACATATTCATTTACAAAAGATGGAAAATTAAAAGATCCGCAAAATGCAAATGTTCTTGTAGGTAATGTAGATGTGCCAAAAACAAATACACTTGAAGATCAACTTGCTCGTGCAAAGCAAATTCCAAACTTAGAAATGAGAAACCAAGTTGAATCGTCACTTAGGCAGGAGTATGCACAAGATGTTAATGCGTTTAACAAAGCATACAACGATCTTAAATTTCAAATTTACAACATGTATGCGGCTGAAATTGACATTCCTGAAGAAATGTTTGCAGCCCTTAGTCCATCAGATCGAAAAGAGTTTGATGCTAAAAAACTTGAGTCGTCCTCTTTAGATGCAAAACTTGCAATCGCTGTTGCTGGAGGTGCAAATAAAGAATTGCTAATTCAATATGGAACGCAACTGACAAAGCAAGATCGTTTGGCTTATTTGAATCAAATGAACACCGCAGGGTCATCACCAGCATCTTTTGATCAAGACATGTTTAGCATGCTGCTTCGTCAAAATAATTTTGCTGTGTATGCGGATCCAAAAAAAGATACAGACAAATTAAAAACATTGCAATTGCGTGACGATGTTAATACGAGGATTCAAAAGCAAAAGCAATCTACTGGAAAAGATCCTTCTGATGAAGAAAAGCAAAAGATTATGATGCGTGTTATTGCAGATCAATATTATATTGACAAATCTTTTGCAATAGATCCACAAGTCCCAACTGCATCACTAACAAAAGAAGAAAAGGAAAAGGCATACAAATATGTAATGGGAACTAAAATGTCTTTTGACGATTACCAAAAATTGCCGAATATTCTTGTTGGCGGAAAAACAATTACCAAAGAAAAGTATGAAGAAATATCTATGATTCTTGCTGAACAAGGCGCAAAAAATACAGAAGAAAATGTCTTAAAGATGCTAAAAGTAGAAGGATCTAAATGATTAATCAGCCAGAATTAGAAGCCATTGATTCGTCAATGACTTCTCCACCAAAAGATGTCTTGAGTTACTCCGTGTCTCAAAACCCAGTTGCAAGTGAACTTGATGGAGATTCAATTGACAGTTCAATACAAAATGCGCTAACAGAAACCGCGTCAAATCAAAGCAAGAAGACACCAATTTCAATTCCAGTTCAAGAGTTAACTCCAATTGAAAAGGCTGTAAATGAATACGCCAAAATAAATAACGCAAGAAACAAGACGGCTTTAAATCAATCCCTTGTTTCTGCTTCTGCCAAAGATCCAGATACGGCTGCAAAGTCTCAGGCTCTTGCTACAAGTTTGAATGTTTCTACTGGGGTTGTTGACTTTGACATTGAACTTGCAAAGAGACAAAGGCTTTTGAGACAAGCGGAGGCAATGAAACTTGCCGAAAAATATCCGTCACTAGCAAGAAGTTTTTTAAATCAAGACTTTGCCGCAATTGCACATGATGACATTGACAATCTTGCAAAGACTTCAGACATATCAAGAAGGCTTATAGCAACAGAGAAATCGCCATCTGATTCGCTTCCATTAGAATTTGATCCAATAAGGACGGCAAATTATTATGCAACCAATACATTGGAAGGATTTAAATCTGATTGGGAACGAGGTTACAAGTCTGGCGACATAACTGACAGATCATCAAAGTTAGGATATTCAGCATTCACAGCGCCAGGTTCTGAATCAAGAGATGCATATATTTTTCAGGCTGAAAATCTAAAAAGCAAAACAGAAGAATATCTTGGAACTTGGACTGAAAGTCTTGCAGAACTTGCGGGGCAAATGGCACCAATGACCGTAGAAGCCGCAGCAACTGGCGTTGTTGCTTCGGGCGGAGCCGCGCTTGTTGCTTCTATTTTCCCTCCTGCTGAACTCCCTCTTGTCCCTGGCGCTTTTGCGGCTGGATTTGCTGGGTCAATGAGTTATCAATCTTATGAAATTGAAACTGGCGCTTCTTATCTTGACCTAAGAAAAGGAGATGAAGATTACGAGCCAATGTCGCATGAAGAGGCTGCGGCTATAGCGCCAACCGTTGGGTTAATAAATGCTGTTTTAGAAACTGCTTCTAACTTTTTCTTTTTTATTCCAGGAGCCAAACTTGCAAATTATGCATTAAAAAAGACAGTGAAAGAAACGGTGTCTAAAAGCCTCAGAAAGGCAACCGTTGGGAAACTCGCAAGGTCTGCTGCAATCCGTGTTTTAAAAACTGGATCACTTGAAACAGTAACGGAAGTCCTACAAACAATTGTGCCAAAGATAGTGCGTGAAGCCAATGTTCCTGAAGGTCGTGTGTCTGCATTTGATACTGAAGAAGGCAGAAAAAGATTTGCAGATGAAATTGCTGTAACTATTGAAAAAACTTTTAAAGGTGCTTTTTTACTTGGTCTTATTCCTGGCGGTGCTAAATTTATTCACGAAAGATCAATTCTTAATGAATCAATTCTGCAACAAAATGAAATTACAAATTTTATTAATATCGCAAAAGAATCAAAAGTAAATAAACGAAGCAAGATTACATACGCCTCTTATCTTGCTCAACTACTTTCTGGCGAATCTATACACATAGGTGTAGAGCAATTTGAACAGATAAGAAAAAAGAGCGAAGTAAGCCTTGAGGAACTTGAAAAGATAATCCCTGGAATTACCAAACAGGTCGCAGATGCAAAGGCTTCTAGCAGTGATATTGTAATTCCAACATCTTTGTATTTGTCAGAACTTATTGATACTGAATTCGGCGTTTTGATTCGCAACGATATCCGCGCAAATGCAAAAGGAAAAAGCATTAATGACATTGCTGAAGATGAAATCAGTAAAAAAGAGTTTCAAAAAGAATTAAAGCAAGAAATCGAAGACTTCAAGAAAACAAATAAGGACTGGGCAGAAAGTGCTGGGAACATTGAAGAAGAGGTGTTTGCAAAAATTAAGGCTGCTGGTAATTACACAGAAGAAGAAGCCCGTATGCTTGCCCAATGGCATCGAGATACTGCGGTAGTTCTTGCGTCAAGATTTGGAATGACACCAGAAGAATTTAACGCAAAGTTTGGGCTGTCAATTGAAAGTGCATATACGCCAGAGCAACAGGCTCCAGCGCAAGGATCGTTTGAGCAAGCATCACGCGCAGACCTAGGGCTTGGACAACAGGCTGTTCCTGCTCCTGACAGCGGAACATTCGACGCAAACAACCCACCAGTTTCAAGCGAGGCAATCTTTGCGCTGATGGATGCAGATGGAAAAATCTACTACGACATCAATGCAACGATGCACGGCGATCTTGTCGAAACATTTCCTGACATAACGGATACGGTCATTGACGGCGGATTCATTGTCAATGGCAAGTACATGATGGGCAAATCTGATGGTGGCTATTCAGCATTCGAGGGTGAACAAAAGCAAATTGACGCAGTTCGTAATTTTACGGAACAGGCGAACACTACAACCGATCCGAACATGTTAAGGCAGGAGTTAATAGAAGTAAATCACAAACGAGAAAAAACAACTGGTCGATATGTTGGTGCGCCAGATTGGATTGGTGGCGACACCAAGAAATTAAATGTATTAAGAAAGAAACTTAAAGCACTTACGCTTGAAGGCGAACGCGGTCGAATGTGGTACGAAAATTCAAGCAAAGCAATTCTTGAAATTACTGGTGGTGACATTGCAGAAGCAGAAAAAATAGTTTCTCTTATTGCAATTTATTCCCCGAACGCAACAGTTCCCGCAAACACCTCAATGGCTTTAACGGCGTACTATCAATGGAAGGCTGGTCACAAAATCAAAGCAGGATTTTCTGCCTCCGACAAGAAAGCAGAAGAACTTCTTCGAAACAATAAACCGTGGAGTGGAATTAAAACCAACTCGTTTTATCAAAACTTGATGGTTGAAATTGATCCTTCACGACTTGATACTGGCGTTGCCACAATGGATATGTGGATGGCTATTGCGTTTGATTATGGCGACAAGGCATTAGATCAAGGACCTAAGTACAAATTTAGCGAACGAGAAATGCAACGCCTTGCATCCGAACTTGGTTGGAAACCACATCAAGTCCAGGCTGCTATTTGGACAGCAATGAAAGGTCGAGTAGATGCAATACGAGGCGAACTAAAAAAGCAAGAATTAAAACTTGGAATTGGAAGACTTGTAACCAAAACAGATCCAATAACAGGCAAGGAAAGCGAAATATACGAAGTCATTCCAGATAAAAAATATGAACATTTTAAACTTGCACACAAGATTGCAATGGAATACACGCTGACTCCAGAAGATATTAACGCAAGCAAGTATGACTTTAGCGATGCAATACGCGAACGCACAGTTCAAATGTCATGGGAGGCTACGCCAAGCACATCGACGGGAAGATCATTGCCTGGAATTCATGGCGCTTCACTTAAACAAAAGTTTGAATATTTACAAGCCATTCAAGATGTTCTTACTGAAAACGGTCGAGATGTTATTGCTGATCTTGCAGGTCTTCCGCAAGGCACAACTGCCAATGGTTTCAGCGCATGGCTTGGCGACATTGGCGCTGGCGCTCAAACATTTGTTCCAGTTCCATCAAGTGGGTTTGGGAAAACTAGAGCAATAAAACCATCCGCAGTTGAGATTCTTGATTTGGCATCTGCCATTCGTGGCTATGTGCTAGAGCAAGATGCAATTGTGTATCACACTCCTGTGTGGGATGACGCAAAAATGCGTCAAAATGGATTGCAATTATCTGCTTCTCGACCACTCACAAAAGAAGAAATGCAGACTATGTATTCTGCAATACATCAAAAGTTTGGCACATGGGATCTTGCTCCTGGCTATCGTCCAGACGGCGCAAGAATTATTAACTTTACATCCATTCCAAATTCTGAATTTCAGAAGGGAATGATTGAAATTATTGAGGCGTTGCCAAAATTGTTTGGTGGCGGTACAATTGAAATCGAAACTTTTAGATCAGACGGAAACTACATATCTAATGATTGGACAAAGGACACAAATGGCGAAGGTTATCTTAAAAGAATCAAATCCAAACAGCCCGATATACAACAGCGGGTCGCAGATCTTCGTTCCCGTGTCGAAGCCGTCAACCGAAAGTTTGAAGCCAAGTATGGATGGGACAAACCAGCCTCAGGACTCCTTGAACAGTCCGCTCAAAACAAACCAGCAAGAGGATTCTTCAATCCAAAGCAACTGAAGGCAATGCTTGGTAGTAAGTCTGACATTACTACATTCTTTCACGAACTAGCACATTACTACTTGACCGTATATTCTAGAGTTGCTTCTGATCCACAATCTCCATCTCAAATCAGAGAGGATATGGACATAATACTTTCTTGGTTTGGAATTGCTGGTGAGACTCCAGAGCAAAGACTTGCGACTTGGAACGCAATGACTTTGGAAGAACAAAGACCGCATCACGAAGCGTTTGCATACAACAAAGAAATATATGTTTCAGAAGGCAAATCACCAAGCATTGAAATGCAGGGTGTGTTTGAACGATTCAGTCAATTCGTCAAGAGAATCTACATTTCAATTCGCGACGACCTGAACGCCATATACAAGCAGGAATTCGGGACAGATCTTCCAATGATGACTGGAGATATTCGCAGGGTCATGGACAGGATGATTGCAACCGACGAGCAAATTCGTTCTGCCGAAGAGCGAAGAAATATGGAGGACACTTTCAGGGATCAAGAATTATCTGGAATGGATGATGCTCAATGGGCTTCATACCAGCAGATGAGAGCGGAAGCCACACAGAAATCAGTGTCGGAATTGAACGAGCAAAGTCTTGCTGCGACAACATGGGCTTCAAGACTGAAGGCAAATAAGGTCAAGGAAATACAAGCCGAGCAAGAAGAACTCCGCAGTGAAATTCGCAAGCAGGTCAAGAAGGAAGTTGAGTCTCGAAATGTGTATCGAGCAATCAAGTTTCTCAAGTATGGAATTTTGCAGACGGCTGGAGGCGAAGAAGTTGAATTTACTGGTTCAAATAAATTGAACACGAATGCAGTCAAACTTATGGTTCCAAAGGAAAACATGGATAAGTTTGGATCTGGCAAGAATGGAATGGTTGCCCTTGATGGATACCACCCAGACATTGTTTCAGAAAGATTCAACTATTCATCTGGCGACGAACTTATCCTTGCAATTCTTGACGCAAAGCCAATGGATGAGGTCATTGATGGAATCACTGAAGACCGTATGGAAATCGAAAACGGGGAACTCAATTCTCCACAGGCTATCGAAGCGGCGGCTGACAAGGCAGTCCATAACGAGGCAAGAGTTAAACTCGTTGCCGTCGAACTGCGGTGGCTGAGCAAAGCAACCCAGCCAGTTCGTGCAATGATTGCAGCGGCAAAGTCTGTCGCAAAGCAGATGCTTGAGACCAAGAGGCTTCGAGACATCAAGCCAGGAGATTACGCATCCGCAGCGGCAAGGGCTGCCAAAGAATCGCAGACTGCATATTTTGCCACCCAAAGCGCAGAGACGGCAGCCAAGACCGCTTACACGCGTCACTACAACAAGATGATCGCTGAGGGGGCTGAAGAGGCAAAAGCCGTTGAGATGGCAACCAAGGTCTCTGATGAGGCACTGGCAAAGGCAGAGTCTCGGTCAGAGGCACACAAGAAGAAGTACGGCAAGATGAAGCCGAGCGAGGTTGCAGCACAGGCAAAGCGTTCCCAACTCCTACAGGAGCAGTTGGCGCTAGAGGCGAACGATGCACTTGACCAAGTTAAGAAGTCGCTCAAGTACTTGAGGAATGTCCTCAGCGACAAGAATGTGCAGAAGATTGGCGCAGACAATTCAGATCAGATTGCTCTTCTTTTAGAACGATTTGAGTTGAAGAACATTTCATTGAAAGAAATGGATAAGCGGACTTCCCTTGCAGATTGGATTGCAGGTCAATTGGAACTGGGTCTTGAAGTTGACATCTCTAAAGAACTCGTTGATCAAGCAAATAAAATCTCTTATCGAAATATGACGCTAAGTCAATTTAATGATTTGGTCGATGCGGTCAAGACAATCGAGTACATGGGCAAGAATGAAAACGCAATCCTTACTGCCGCAAAGAAGGCTGCGTTTAAAGAGACAAGAGACGAGATAGTTAAAAGCATTGTTGAAAACGCTGGCGACAGAAAGGCAAGTACACGAACAGCCAAATCAGGAACAATTGACGCAGTTATTTATCCGATAAAAAGATTTATTGCTGCCCAATTTAAGGCTGCATCTGTTGTAAGAATTTTGGATGGAGGGAAAGATGATGGACCTCTATGGAATTATTTGATTCGATCTGCAAACAAAAGCGGCGACAAAGAAACAACTATGAGGGCAACTGCTACGGAAGCAGTATCAAAAATCCTTGCGCCATTTTTTAAATCTGGAAGAATGGGTGGAAAAGGAAAGATGTTTAACTCTGTAAATGAAAGCCTGAACAGAGAAGAAAAACTTGTCATTGCATTAAATATGGGTAATGAAGGAAATATCCAAAGAATGCTTGATGGATATGGATGGACTATTGAACAGGTCATTCCGATTTTGGAATCAATGACAGCGGAAGAATTGAACGCTGTGCAAGAAATTTGGGATCACTTTGAAACATACAAGAATGAAATTTCAGCCATGTCAAGAAAGTTTTTTGGCAAGGATCTTGACTTTGTTGAGCCAACTCCAATTCAAATAAAGTCTGCGAGTGGTGAGGTTGTAAGTTTGAGGGGTGGCTATTACCCAGCAAAATATGATCCAATTGCAAGTTCTAAGGCACAAAAATTAGAAGAGGCAGAAATTGCGAAACAACCACTAAAAGCAGCGTATGTCAGCGCAACAACAAGTCGCGGATACTCAAAGCAACGAGCAGCAAAAGTAGTTGGTCAACCACTTATTAGAAATCTTTCTGCGCTTTACTCTGGACTCAATGAAGTTATTCACGATCTGTCGTGGCGTGAATGGACAATTGATGCCAATAAACTTATGCGTGACAATGCATTCGACAAAGAAATCAGGAATAGATATGGTTCGATTTTTACGGATCAATTGAAATCGTGGATTCAAGATGTTGCCGCTGGTGACAAAGCGATGGACACAGGTATGGATATCCCATTAAATTTCTTGCGACAAGGAATTAGTTCGGCTGGACTTGGATTTAATCTTCAAAGTGCAGTACTTCAGATTACGGGGTTTAATCAAAGTATTGTTCGAGTTGGTCCAAAATATATTGGTTATGGGATTATGCAGGTAATGAAACGCGGAACAGGTGCTTTTCGAGAAGTCAACGAACTTTCTGATTTTATGGCAAACAGGTCGAGGACTCAATTTCGAGAGTTAAATGAACTCAGGAATCGAATTCAGGGTCAAAGCGCAGTAATGAAAAAAGTAAGAATGGGAACATACTTTTTGATGATGAAAATGCAGAGAAATGTAGATGTTCCAACATGGATTGGTGCCTACACAAAGCAACTTGAAATAAATCCAGATGAACAACTAGCAATAGATATTGCAGATCAAACTGTTATTGATACGCAGGGTTCTGGTATGATTAAAGACCTTTCTGGTGTTGAACGAGGTGGCGCTGGAGCGAAATTATTTACGGTGTTTTATGGATACATGAACACCGTGTACAACATGGCTGCTGTTGAAACAATGACAGAAAATAAAAGGGGCAAATTGGCGGCTAAGTATGTAATGCTTTTTGTTGTCCCAGTTGTTTTGGGTTATGCAATTAAGAGACTTCTCAGACCAGGCAAAGATGACGACGATGAATTTGATTTAGAGCAAATAGCAAAAGATCTTTCAATTCAGCAGATTGAATATCTGATGGGAACAATTGTTGTCGCAAGAGAATTCTCGCAAATTTCAAAAGCAATAATTGATCCTTCAGCGCCAAGTATGGAATACAGCGGACCTGCTGGACTTAGAACAATTGGAGATACATACACGGCTGCAACGCAGTTTGGTCAAGGCGAATTTGATAGTGCATTTAGAAAAAGCGCAATCAATCTTATTGGAGATATAAGTGGTCTTCCATCGGCTCAGGTCAACAAAACAATTGATGGGATCGAAGCATTGATGGAAGACGAAACAACTGACATACGAGCGCCATTGTTTGGTGTCAGAAAATGATACAGGTACCCATATTCTTTTCGAAGATTCTAAATTCAAACTAGAGGACACATATGACTATTTCTAGCACAGTACGAATTGCGGGACCGTTCACAGGCAATGGCGTGACGACCACATTTCCTTTTTCATACAAGGTTTTTAGCACGGCTGATGTGCAAGTCATTCGGTTGACCATTTCGACTGGTATTGAGACGACTCTGACCATTGTTACCGATTACACCATCACCCTAAATGGCGATCAGGACAGCAATCCTGGCGGCAATATTGTGATGGTCACACCGCTGCTTGCCCTGTACAAACTGACTGCCACCAGCGACATTGCCAACCTCCAGCCAACCGATCTGACCAACCAAGGTGGCTTCTACCCTGAGGTCATTACAGACGCTTTGGATCGAGCCACAATTCAGATCCAGCAGATTTCAGACATTGGTGATCGCACACTTAAGATCCCAATCAGCGATGGCGCGTTGAACATGGAGTTGCCAACGGCTGCGTCTAGGGCGAACTCGTTCCTAGCCTTTGGCGCAACAGGCTTGCCAACCGTAGTAACGGCTGGTTCGAGCGGTGCGCCTACGACAATGACCCGCCAGAACTTTTCTGGTACTGGTTCGCAGGTGGCGTTTACTTTGGCAAGCGACCCAGGTGCGCTTGGCAATAGTGCTGAGGTGTTCATTGGTGGCGTGTACCAAAACAGGACTACCTACACGATCAGCGGCACGACCTTGACCTTTAGCGCAGCCCCAGTCCTTGGCACTGACAACATCGAGTTTGTCAATTTCTTGACTGACCAGATTGGTTCGACTAGCGCGGACTTGGTCACATACACGCCAGCGGGTACAGGCGCGGTCGCAAGAAGCGCACAGGCAAAGATGCGTGATACCGTAAGCGTTAAGGACTTTGGTGCGGTGGGTGATGGCGTGGCTGACGACACGGCTGCAATTCAAGCGGCAATAACGGCAACAAATCCGACAAGTGGAGGCGGTGTTTACTTGCCAAGCGGAACGTACAAGGTTACCTCAACTATCAATGTTGCCAATCAACGCGTGACCATTTGTGGCGATGGCGTGTCAACAAACATCTTGTTCGTTCCAACATCTGATGATGTGTGCTTTAACTTTGATGCAGGTTCTGTACTGCTTGTGCAATGTGCAATGCAAGACATGTGTTTCTATTCGACAGACACAACGTACGCAAAGACGGCAATCTTGTTGGTAGACATTAGTTCGTGTGTGTTTGCCAATATTCAAACCAAATCACCACACTGGCATGGCGGCACAGGCGGTTCAACATTCTTGTACATACGCGGTCGCGACACTACCACGATCAGCAACCTTAACGTCTTTGCAGACAAGCCAATCCGTATAGGAACAATCCCAGCACCGCACACAGCGGCTGGCATTGGATGCGACCATTTCAATATTAGCAATTGCTATCTTGGAAACATTGTTTCCGCGTATCCAATTGTCACTATTGACACTGGTGTAAATGTTACTAATGTAACGATTGACGGATATCAAGGGTGGGTTGGTGGGACGTACGGCTTGTATTGGGATGACACCACTGCGGTGCAAGCATCATCGTCGTTGTCAATTAGCAATGTTCGTTGGGAACAAGAAAGTGGAACTACTGGTTGGATGGTGTACATCAGTAGGACTCAGCAGTTACAACAATTACGACTTATGAATATGTACGGTGGTTTGACCACAAACGGCATATCTATACAGAACTGCTTTGATTTCACAATTGACCAAGTGTTTTATGTTGGAACACAAACTGGGCTGAACATTGATTCGACTTGCAGTCGCGGTGTAATTGAGTATGTAATCAATAATTCGTCTGCGTTGTTTACTAATTCAGGAACGTCAATACAAGGTGCAATTCGACGAGGGTCAAATACCTTTTCGTTTATGCCAGGCAACAAGCCAGGCGGAACAGTTGAGCAAATTTGGAATCCAAGCAAGACCCTTGGGTTTAGTCAAACTCAACCAAAGGCAATTGTGCTTGCTCCGTCAACCATCATTAATTTTGGCACCAACGCTGCTTCTGGAATTCTGTTGTTGCACATTAACGGCGGCACATCATCAGTCATGGCGGTCAATGGCACTGCTAATTCTACAAGAATGCTTGTCCAATCAGATGTTGGTTGGTTTGGTATAGCAGCGGCTGCTGCAAATATCAACATCTATTGGGATGGCGGCACGTCGATGTACAAGATTCAAAACAACACCTTAAATTCCTATACGTTGTATATAACCATGATGGGCAAATCAGAATCCGTTTAAAGGAAACCACAAATATGTCTATGACTAAACCAACCTCTGAACAGGTTACATTTCTACAGACTGGCACAGGCGCAACGGCGCGTACGGTCGATGCCAAACTGAAGGACACCGTATCAGTAAAGGACTTTGGTGCTGTGGGCGATGGAGTAGCAGATGACACGGCTGCAATTCAAGCGGCGTTTACATACATTACAAGCATTGGCGGTGGGATACTATTGTTTACTGCTGGAACATATTTAGTGTCAACCCAAATTCTTTTACCAAGTCTTATTAACACGGTAGTCATTGGTGTTGGCGCAACTATTCAATCTAATTACTCGACAGTAACGCAAACAAATGAGGGTGTGTTTATCATTACCGATGGCAACAACATCTCGTTTGATGGTCTTAAATTTGTTGGAACACAAACGGAATCGTGGCCACCTGATGTTACTTATTCTCCGCCAGCATCAAACTTTGGGCATCAGTGCTTTCGGTTATTTGGCTCAACATCAAACTTCTGCGCTCGAAACATTGTGTCAACAGGAATGATGTCGTTCCTAGCAGTTCTTTCTACTGGCGGTACAAGGGCAAAAAATATTATTGTTGAAAACTGTGATGTATCAATTGCTAGTTACGGCATTAATTGTCAGAACAACGGCGACAACATGGTTGTTCGGGGTTTACGAACAAGCACTATTGGTCGTTCTTACTTTGTGTATGGAGTGTACAACCACAATATTTCATACACGGCAATTGGCGGCGGAACCAGAGTTCTTGCTGACATGGTTATCTCAAGCACAGGATCTACTGATCCAACGCGAAACATTAAAGTGCAGGTTGTGTGGGACGGTCTTGGTGGGTATGACGGATGCGGTCACTTTACTGTGACTGACACTGGTGTTGTTGAAGACGTTGATATCCACTGCACCCAAATGCCAAACAGCGTGTTGGGTTACTCGCTGTTCTTTGCTCATTCAACAACCGCAACTCCTGGATACACGCCAGCAACAACAAAGTGCTTTGACAACATTCGGATTTCGGGAAAACTGCTGACTGATTTGGTGTTGCAAAATTCTTTCCCATTCCCAGGCATGCTTGACGTTAGCGGGTTAGAAGTTGTTGCTTTAACACTCGGCTTAACTTCTGCGGCGTATGCTGGTTTCTTTGGTCCGCGCTGTAGCCAATCAAGTACATTTAGTCCATCAATTAAATTTGGAACAGGAAATACTGGAGCCGATGTTACATACGGAAGTAGAGTTGGAAGAATTGAAAAAATTGGAAACTTGGTGTTCTTTACCGTAGATGTGACATTGACATCAAAGGGAGTGCAAACAGGACAAGTAGTTTTGTATAACTTTCCTGAAGCCCTTAGCACAATTTATTTTACGCCAATTAATGTTATTGTTTACGGAAACGGAAATGCGCTTAGTGCTGGTCTTGTTGGGTTTGTACAAAACGATGGCGCTAATACTCCCGCATATGTTTTATTATATCAACAGGGCGCTGCTGGCGTTGCCGCATTCAACGACACAAACTTTACTAATACTACTCGCATATTTGTTTCTGGCTGCTTTGTCGGACAATTTACTCCATAAAGGAATTTTATAATATGACATTTACAACAAGCGAATTACTCGAAATGCAATCTGCAAGACTTATGTCAATTGCAGCAAGTGCAAATAAGGCTATTGCAAACAACGATAAGTCTGCTGAGTGTGTTGCTTCTTGCAAAGCAATGTGCGAACAAATGGAATCTAAACTGCTGCAAGAACAAGCGCCAGGATTCCCAATTGAAGAAGTTACATCTGCTCTTAATGCTGTTCGCCAGTGGATTGCTAGTTTATAAAATTTACCACAATGATCAAGAACCTAGGCGGTGTATTCGGTCGCAACCCAACCTTCAACAATGTTGAAGTCGAGGGCGATCTTACGGTTGACGGCAATTATGTTGTTGCTGGCGATATCGCAGTCACTGGCAACGCTACGATTACAGGAACACTTGGGGTAACTGGTCAAATTACTGGCAATGTCACAGGCAATCTGACAGGCAACGCAGCAACGGCGACTGCTTTAACAACTACTCTTCCAATTAGTGGTGGAGGCACGGGACAAACTACGCAAAAGGGTGCTATTGACGCACTGCTTCCTGATCAAACTGGCAACGCAGACAAATTACTCAAGACAAATGGCACGAGTATTTCTTGGACAGTTCTTGCAGCCCCTGCATTAACACTTACAGGCGCAACTCTTGCGTCTAATGTGCTTGCGTCGAGTTTGACATCTACAGGCACACTTGCTGCATTGACCGTCACCGCACCTATTTCAGGCTCGATCACAGGCAACGCAGGAACAGCAACAACTGCGAACACGGTGACAAATCCAAATCTTACAGGCGAGGTCACGACGAGTGGACTTACTGCGACCGTTGCAAATAGTGCGGTTATTGCTAAAGTGCTTAATGGGTATATACAAAGTTCAGGAGCAATTGTTTCTACTGATACAATATTACAAGCCATTCAAAAACTTGATGGTAATGTAAGTATAATTAATGGTGGGTTTCCTGGTGGAGAGTTTGTTGGTGGTGAATGGACACCTACACAAATCACAACAGCACTTTGGCTCGATGCCGCAGATACAGCAACAATTACTCTTAATAGCACCACCGTTTCTCAATGGAACGACAAGAGCGGAAATGGTAGAAACTTCTCTCAGGCAACGGCAGGTAATCAACCTGTTTATTCAATAACAGCCTTGAATGGAAAGAATGTAGTAAATTTTGTTTCCAATGATAATCTCAATAGAGCAGCAATCCCATTTAATGATGATGGTAACAATTCACTTTATGTTGTGGGAAATCGCACAGGCGGCAATTATTATAGTGTAACTGTGATCATTAGTAGATCAGCAGGTAGAACAAGAAATATGTTGTTTGGAGACGGTTCTACTTATTGGGGTGTATATACAACACCTTCTCCTGTGGGATTTGTTGGTTCAACATATAAAATCTGTGGAATGATTGCAGACCAAGCCACAAATGCTTTTTTGTATTACCAAAATGGAACATCTCAAGGAAGTGCGGGGACTGTTAGTTCAGGTACTGTTTTTGGTGACAATAACTGTTATCTTGGTAATGATCAATATGGTTCATCACTCGAAGGAAATATAGCCGAAGTAATTTTCTGTGATGTAAAGAATACAGATTCAGACCGACAGAAAATCGAAGGTTATCTTGCACACAAATGGGGACTACAAGCCAATCTTCCCAATAATCACCCCTATAAAAACGCAGCACCAACGGCATAAATACTAATAGAAAGAACCTAATGGTGTCTAAAATTCAAATAAGACGAGGTACTGCTGCACAATGGACAGCATCTAACCCTGTTTTATTGTTAGGTGAGTTAGGTTTGGAAACAGATACCAGACGAATTAAGGCGGGTGATGGAACTACATCTTGGTCATCCCTTCTTTATTATACGGCAGACGCAGTGACTCTCACGGGTGCGACCCTTGCGTCAAATGTCCTTGCGTCGAGTTTGACATCTGTAGGAACGCTGACCGCCGTCAACACAAGCGGCGTGATTACAGGAACGAACACGACCGCATCGACATCATCAGCGACAGGTGCGCTGATCGTTTCGGGTGGTGTTGGCGTTGCAAAGGATTCGTACATCAACTCGCAGAGAATCGGCGTTGGGCTTTTGCAAGACACGACAAACCTAGCGGTCGGTGCGAATGCTCTTGAAGCAACGATAGCGGGTGGAATATTAAACACTGCAATCGGATCGGGTTGTGGAAGTCACATCACCACTGGCAATAAGAATACTTTGCTCGGCTATGCGGTCGGAACACTTGTGACGACAGGTGTGGGGAATTGCTCAGTCGGATACTCGTCTCTGAAAGAAAATACCGTAGGAAGTTACAACACTGCGATGGGCTACGGTGCGCTACAGAACACGACTGCAAATCACAATACAGCGGTCGGATTAGATGCACTTTTTAACATTACGACTGGTGCGCTCAACACTGCGATTGGTCGTCAGGCGGGATGCTTCCAAGCGGATGGAACAACCGCACTCACAACCGCAAACAACTCGGTCTATCTCGGTCGTGACACACGGGGAACGCAATCAGATTCCAACTCCGTTGTCATCGGATATCAAGCCATCGGACTCGGCGCAAACACGACAGTCATCGGCACATCGTCAACAACTGCAAATCGAATTTTCGGAGTCAACTCAACAGGGCAAGTTGCGCCAACAATTGCAAGCGCAGGGACGATTGCACCGACAAAGCAGATCACATTCGTTTCAGGCACAACCGCAATTGATGAGATCGTCGCTCCAACAGGAATTGCAGCAACAGGTGGACAGATCACGCTCATTCCAACAGGCATCTTTACAACAACAGAAAATGAAAATATTGCACTCGCATCGACTGCGGTTGTTGGTCGTGCGCTAATCATGACCTACGACGCAACGACTGGTTTTTGGTATCCATCCTATTGAGAAAACTATGACTACTGAACCAATTATTCCTATCGTTCTTGAACCAATTCCACGCACAACCGAGCAAATCGCACAAGACATAAAGGCATCGCACGACTCCGTTGACCTCATCAATCAGATCGTTGCGGACGATCAGCACAGCGACGAAATCCACGACACCATTGATCGCAATGTGCGACACCTTCGCAACTGCCTGACGCTGCCACACATCATGGAAAACGCAACGACCGCTGACAAGATCGCATTCGCAGACGCTGCAACGCTTGGTGAGGATTGGGGTCAAACACAATTAATTTTGTAGGGACTGCAATATCATGAGAAACATTCGACCTACAGGCGCATTTACATCTTCAAATGTAAGAGGCGTATTAACTGTTAACGGTACAATTAGTGGTTTATCAACAATATCTTCTGTCGAAGGAATAAAAGTTGGCGGGAATTTAGTTGTTGACGGAAGCGCAACTATCGCTGGAATTATTGATGGTTCTATTTCAGGAAATGCAAACACAGTCACAAATCCAAATCTGACAGGCGAAGTCACAACAAGCGGACTTAACGCAACCGTTGCAAATAGTGCTGTTATTGGCAAGGTTATTACAGGTTATGTAAGCGGCGCGGGAACAGTTGCGGCGACCGATACCATCCTCCAAGCAATCCAAAAACTTGACGGCAATGCGGGTAAAGAACTAAGAGGATGGTTCTTATCATGAGAAGATGGCGACTCAATTCAGGATACTGTGGCACCACAGATCAACGCCGTACAAAGGCAGGAACCATTCCTATGTTGAAGCATTACATGGAGAGAGATTTGGGAGTGTTTGTTAATACTGTTGTTATTGCTGGTACTGAATGGACACCTGCACAAATCACAACAGCACTTTGGCTAGATGCAGCAGATGCATCTACTATAACTCTTAATAGCACCACCGTTTCTCAATGGAACGACAAGAGTGGAAATGGAAGACACGCAACGCAAGCAACTTCGGCAAACCAACCAACATATATTTCTAGTGGAATGAACTCATTAGGACTCGTTGATTGGGATGGTTCGAACGATGCAATGACTATAAGTGGAGGAACACCAACATTACATTCAGAATTATCGGCAGACAATACCTACAGCATGGCATGGGCAGTAAAGCCAGATAAAATCAGCAACTTACCAGTTTTGCTTTATGTGCCAGAAAGTGGTTTTAAATTCTTGGTTGAAATCAAAAGTAATGGGGGATTGTATTGGGGCGATACTACATCCAACTACAGAACATATGATGGAGGATCATTCTTTGTAGTTAATACTGGAACTTTCTTTACGCTAATCAAGACAGGATCGGGTGCTGGAACTGCCCATGTGGCAGGAACCCTCAACAGTCACTCAAGTGGTGGACTGAGTGATACTCCTACATTAGGCGCAGCATTTATTTTAGGTGATTATCCTAGTGGTTATTCCTACGACGGGAAGATGGCAGAAATCATTATATCAAATTATTCTTGGGATACATCTGAAAGACAAAAAATCGAAGGTTATCTTGCACACAAATGGGGATTGCAAGCAAATCTTCCTAATGATCACCCATATAAAAACGCAGCACCAACAGTATAAATATTAAAGGAAATACTAATGCCAGACGCATATAAAAATTACGCAACTTCAGTCGATACGACTAGCCTGACAACGGTTTATGCAGGAATTACAGGAACTGCAATAGTGAACGCAATTCATATTGCTAACACAAGCACAACACTAGCCAATAGTGTATCTATTCAGTTGTTCAAGGGAGCAACAGGCTACTACATTGTTCGTGCAGCAGCAGTTCCAATTCAATCAACATACCAAGCACTTGATGCACCAATTCCACTTGAAACAGGAGACACTATCAAAGTTACAGCGGGATTAACTGCGGGAATTGATGTTATCGTATCAGTATTGGAGTCAACCTAATGGCACTACAACAAATTATTCAGCATCCTACGGGAACTTATTCGCAATATTGGAAGATTCGTACTCTGAATCTGAATCATACCGCCAAGACAGGTACAGTTCTTTTGGATGGCTATGTTTCTGAACAAGCCAGAGTAGACAACAAGATTCCTCTTGATGAAAGAACCATTCCCGTGATTGATTTTGATACATGGTTTTCCCCTGCGGTCATTGATGCTGCGGGAATGAATGAGGTAAAATCTGCTTATCTGTTAGCCAAATCAATTCCGAATGGAGAGTTTGTTGGCTCAACTGATGTATAAACATTTCCTCTGCAAGACAACTGCCGACAAAATTGCATTTGCGGAGGCTGTTACGCTTGGCGAGGATTGGGTTCAAACAGCCTTAGGATAAACAACAATGCCAATTCAAACAGCAACAACAATTACTGGCGGGACTCAATGGACGACTCCAATTGGGATTAACGGTTGGTTCAATGTGTCCATATCTAACGCTGCTGGAGGGTCACTTCTTGGAACAACCGTGACCGTTCAAAGGTCGTGGGATCTCATCACATATTTTGATGTAGATAGATGGACAAAGACTTCTGAGGATGTAGGATTCGAGCCTGACTTGGTCTATTACACCATTGGTGTAAAGTCAGGTCAGTATGGTGGAACACCGTGCTATGTCGCAATTTCAGTTCTTGGAAGCATGAGGTCATAAATGAATATGGATCAGACATTCCTAAATTGGATCTTCGCAGCGGCTGGTGCAGGTGCTGGGTGGATTCTGAAAATTGTTTGGGATGCGATCTGCGAACTCAAGAAAGACTTGCGCCAAATTGAACGAGACCTTCCAGTTGTTTACACGCGCAAGGACGATTTCAAGGAAGAGGTTCGTGAGTTGAAAGAAGATATGAAAATTGGATTTAACAAGATAGAAGCAACCCTGAACGCGTTGTTCAAGAGGTTGGATCGGACACCTTAATTGGAGATTAAAATGAAACAAGATCAAATTGCAGGAATCGTTCGGGCAGTCGTAGCAGCAGTTGGTGGATACTTCATTGGCAAGGGCATGGTTGATGCAGCGAATGTAGAAATCATCGCTGGCGCATTGGCAACTCTCGCAACCGCAGCCTGGTCTGTTTGGGCGAAGAAGGCGTGATTGAAATCTTCTTGGCGATTGGAGCGACTCTGCTCGTTGGTTGGATCATTCAAACGCTGGTGTCTACAGCAAAAAAAAGTGGGTCGATGGAATCATCACTTGAACAGGCTCGAAAAGCGCAGGAGAAACTAAAAGATGCGACAGATGCTGGCATTGCTTCTTGTAGGCGCAGTGATACTGATGGTGGGTTGCTCGAAGACGATGGCAACAGGCGGGACTGAATGCGCTGTGTGGATTCCTATTACTTGGTCTTCTCGTGACACGCCAGAAACGATCAAACAAATCAAGGCGAGTAATGCTCGTCGAAAAGCATGGTGCGAGGCGGTGGACACGCCCCCACCACAAACTGATCTACCATAGTGACTGATCTTTCTTTGTTTGGCGTTGAGCCATCCACTTGTGTCATGCAAAAACCCCTAGACAAAATCTAGGGGTTTTTGTTTGTGATGCCAATCTTTGATCAACCAAAACTGTTTGTCATCTCGAACTTCTCGATGTCAGTCAGTTTGTAGAGAATCCGTGAGCATTTCTGATCGCCGATCTTTACATAGGGTGGACCGATCTGCTTCCACCGCCAGGTCTTTAGGCATTGCTCGGTGATCTTCCACCGAGCCGCCAACTCTTTAGGCTTCAGCATTGTCATCTCCGTCATCACCCACCTCCTGTTCTTCAACCTTTGCCATTGACTGTTTGAGTCGGCTGGCAGGGACTGGTTGAATGGACTCTTGCAACTGGACTGGAGGAGCGAAGCCAGTCACCTCAGCCTCTGACGCAAAAACCTGATCGATGTCCGCTGACGATGGCAATCGCTTGCACAGTCTGCGGATGACAGTCTTCTTTGCCATCTCATCAAACCACTGTGTCCACGGTCCAGCGCCACTAGCGCGACTAGATGCCCTGACCTTCTCGACTTGATCGATGGTCATGACTTCACGGTAGACACCGCCATCCTTTGTCTTTGCAATGGCGTAGACGGCGATGATGTCTCCCTTCAGCCGTCCAAGATACGGCTTATGTGAGATCTTCTCGTCATCGCCAAGGGTAAAGTCGAAGATATCCTTCTCAAACACCACATTGGCAGAGATCGTCAAGAGGTCTCCGCTGTTGCGAAGTTTCTTGAGAATGCCACCAATCATGGGCATGTACTGAACCTTCTGCCCAAAGACAACCAAGGCGGCTTCTCGACCGTCCAGCATTAAGCCGTCCTGAGCGGCTTTCATGCAAGCACCTAGCAAACTGCGCCGATCACCTTGCAACAGCGCAGGGTTCATCTGCACCGCCGTCATAGTGGTGCGGACAAACTTCTCCGCTGTGATCTGCGTTGGCAGGGCAGCCGTGAAGTCAGGTTGCATTCTGACAAGTGTTGACCTCATTGCCTCAACTGGACTGATTGTAATCTCACTCATTGTCCTTGCTCCTCTCCGTGTGAACGACTGAAATATATGTCTTCAACCCGCAGTTCAGGGTTGTTCAGGATGTCCTCCGCTGTGGCAAGACGAGCGACGATGTCACTTGTGCAAGCCTTGATCGCCTTTGATTTGGATTCTGCCCTGATGAGCAGATCTCCAGTCCGTGTCGTAACGAGATAAATCTTCAATTTAGCCTTCTTTCTTTGCTGTAAACTTAAACATTCGATACCCCTTACGAGACCCAACAAGGGTCCCGACCATGTCTTGTGTAATCATTGTGCCGACTGAATCCTTGGTGAACCCACATGAAATAGATCCAAGAGGAGACAGCACCTTCGACGCGCTGCCAATGCGTTCGAGAATCTGCGCCTTGGTCGCCTTCTTCAGTTCATCGTATGAATCAGCCTCAGCCGATACATGACGATACTGCTGAATCAATGCGTCCAAAGATTCGTCCGACTTTGCGATGAGGTTCGCATCGACATTCTTGCTGAGCCTGTCGATGATGAAGTCTGCATCCTTGGTGTAGTCGGCAGACGGTGGACTGTTCGAGTCAACCCGCTGCCAAAAAGCCTTGACCTTGGCGCGGATGTCAGCGCCGATTTCACGATCTCGAAGTCGAGTAATGGACACCTTGCGGTTGCCACCAACCAAAGCAACGAGGACACAGTAATCGATGTCGGCGACCTCCATCTGATGCTGAATCTGGAGTTCGATGTGTTCAGGCGCTTCGATGTTAAAATCTCCATTATCAATCCACCTAATATTAAATGCAAGATTGTCCACATTCTTGATTTCAAGAATTCCTGGCTTTCCAGAAGCATGCCCAGCATCAATCATAAAGTCGAATGACGAACCAATCCTTGCATCAGGTTGACGCATGTAGCAACCCAACTTGCTAATAGTCCAGCCTGAGTCTTCGGCTGCACCGATTGCGATTGACGACTCAAGGCGCTTGCCCCAAGTCATTCGTTCGTTCTCTTCGATGCGGACGACCACACCATCTTTCTTGGTGTGAAACAATTCGTACTCTGTGAGATATGGAGAAAGTCCATAGAGCGCAGAGACTTCCGTTGAAGTGATGTCCTTCATTCGTTCTTGGAGCCACGATTCTGTGTTGACGAATTCGATCTTTTCAATTGTTGGTTTCATTTGTATTCCTTTCTTCCGCCTGTTGCTTGATTGTCTTCATATCCTGCTTTGTATTCTGCAATCTGTTCCTCTGTCATTTCATGCGCTTCAATTCTTCCACGGATGTTGCATAAATAATGCGGACAAGGGACTCGATGATAAAAACTGTCGGCTGATCCACGATCAAATGGACCGCCATGTACTTGATCATTCTTTTTCATTTGTGCTTTCCTTTCTGATAATCTGTGTTGACGACATCGTCAGGTATTGACGAATCATTGAGAAACCAAGTGACCGCAACGAGTGCGACGATAAAACCGATGCATACGATCATGATGCTCCTGCTGTGCTGTGAGTTTTTGAACAAGCAATTCCGTGATTCGCACCGCCACAGGCACACTCACAGTTGTGTCCCTTGGCTTTGCGACAACGGTCATCACACGAGTGAAGACTTGGGTATTTGGCATATGAAATTGCGCGAACAAATTGGCGCAAAGTTGGATCGCTAGGTTTGTACACGGCAAACCATCCTGATACGGATGGCTCAAGACCAACGCATTCTTCGAGGGTAATTCCCCAGTCCACGAAATTTGAGCGGTGAATTACAACGCAAGATTGCGATGGCATTTCTACGCCATTTGCGTCAAAGAATTTGATTGACCGATTTTTAACTTTGCCGCGGATGTTGTTTGTGTTGCACATGGTTAGATTGTAATAGGTATCGACAAGTATGTCAAGGGTACTTTAGTGTGGATAAAAGTTTTTTTTATTTGTCTAAAAAATGTGTTGACGGATCGCCATAAATGTCGTTATCGTGTGCAAGAGAGGTACCCGTGATCCAGTTACAACTACCATTTCCACCCACAGAATTAAGCCCAAACAAGCGTTTACACTGGGCTGCGCTGGCAAAAGCAAAGGCTAATTATCGCGCAAAATGCCACCTTTTAACAAGAGATCAGCATCCAGAGAAAGCAAAGTACGGTCAGGATTTCGACCTGGCAATGGTCTTTGTGCCGCCCGACCGCCGTCTTTATGACCGTGACAATCTCATTGCCCGAATGAAATCTGGGCTGGATGGCATGTGTGATGCGCTTGGGATCAATGACAATCAGTTTATGTCAGTCACCGCAAGGTTGTCGAAAGACAGTCTCGGTGGCTTTGTTCAGGTTTCTATTCACCCTAACTTTGGAGAAAATTATGACGACTAAAATTTATGATTTATGTGCAAAAATTGGCAAGTACACAGGTGCAGATGGCAAGGAAAAAGGGCGTTGGCAGAATGTCGGAGCAGTCATGCAGAATGACGATGGTGGCAAGTTCATTATGCTTGCGCGTTGGTTCAACCCCGCAGGTGTTCCTGATTTGACTGGCAAGGGTGGCGAATCAATCCTGCTGTCTATGTTCCCGCCGAAGGATGCCGAAATGCCAGCCCGACAAATCAATGAGGATGCACCTGCCTATGTCCCTCGTCAAGAAGATCAAGAGCAGATCACTCGCCAACTGGCAAGCGTAGTTGTGAAGGCTCCTGCACCAAAGAAGGCTGCACCAGTTGCCATTAAGCCTGAAGATGATTTGCCATTTTGAATCATGCAAACCTCCCAGGGCAGGTGCGTTGCCGAGCCAGAGCGCACTTGCCCTTTTTGAATAAAGGATCGGCATGAATAAAAGTCCGTGGATCAAACTTTGGGTGTCCGACATCGTCGCATCGTGCAGCGATATGTCGGCTGAAACTTTTGGCATTCACATGAGGATGATCCTCTATTCTTGGGACCGTGGATACTGTCCAAGTGACACCAAGAAACTCAAAGCCATTACAAATTTTAAACATTTCCGTTCGCTTTCTGAAGCAGTTGCTCGATGGAAAGCAGTCAGGATTCCTTCCGTTTCTGAAGTTGTCCTCATCCACCCAAGAGTCGAGGAGGAGAGACAGAAAATGCTAGAATCATCGCAGAAAATGACCGAAAGATCGCAAAAGGCAAATGAAGTTCGTTGGAAAAAGCCGATCCTTGTTGGATCCCACAGTGGGATCCTTAATTCATCCTTAGAGGATCCCATGCTAGATGCTATTACCAATACAGTATCAATTACTCCAAATACAATTCAAAGGGAATTGATCTCTCTACTTGCGGAGAGCGAAAAATCTGTAAAAAAACAAGCAGCCAAATCCGATCACATTTTTTGGTCAGTTGAAACGAGTTGGGTTGGCATCAACGACATCGACCGAGCAGGTTGGAATGTCGCATTCCCAGCCGTCAACATTGATCAGGAGTTGCAAAAGATGACCGAGTGGTTGACTAGCAACCCAACGCAAGCCCGTAAACGGCTCTGGAGGCGTTTCTTGACCAATTGGCTATCACGGAGTCAGGAGCGAGGAGGAACGCGTCAGAATGTCTCTACGGCGTTTCCTAGGAATTTGGAATCTAACTTTTAAGAAAGGCAAACAATGCAAGACGAACGAACTTGGGAACACAACGAGATCCGAATTCGACAAATGTGGAGTCGAGCCGACTGGGGAGATGAGAACAACGAGTTGCGGAAGATGTTCAAGAAGCAACTCCGTGGACTCAATCAGGTTTACCTCTATGACGCAATCGATGACCACAAGATGTCCAGCGCGTCTTGGACTCCTGAGATCTCGCAGATCCTAAAAGCCTACGGCAAGATTGAGGAGGCAAGACGGTTTCGACCCTCAGGTCCAACACCTGCTAGCGCAAAGTGGTGGGTGGACTTTGAACGCCCATCCAAACACACAGGACTGCCCTGCAAGTTCTCGACCGACTGCCCCGACCGAACCACAGCCGAGTCCTATGCCAAGCAGGTCGGTGGTCGAATTCGCAACCATTCGCAGGAAGATCCAGCCCAAGACGATGGACTACTCAACCTCATCCTGTCAACGCCAAGGGAAATTGTCAGGTCAGTTGTCAATGCACTTCGAGCAGAGCATTACATCGTCAGCCCACTCCCAGCAAACATATCCGAGTGGAACCAATCCGCAATCGGAATGGTTGCATACAGAATTCAGGTGGCGAAATGAGCAATTTTGTTTATGTATTACGGCAGTCAATTGAAAAACTTATTGAAGAAAGACAACAATTGATTCAGGAGCGAGACGAGGCACGGCGCGAAGTTTGCCAATGGAGTTCTGAATCAGATAAAAAATTCACACCAGAAGAAGATGCAGATTTGCGTAAATGGGACTGCTTCAAGGAGACGCAATGAACGCCCAAGAATATAAAGAATATAAAAACGAGTTGGGGCAAACTTTGCAAGACCTACAAACAAACCTGTGGCATTATCGTGATGTTAAAAACAGGGCGTGGGCTGATTTCAGGCGCAACAACAAATCACTTGAAATATTGTTGATGGCAAGGCTTGCAGATCTTGATGCAACACAAGCAGAAATTGCCATGGTTGAAATGAAAATTGAAATGAGGAACTACAAGAATGGACTATGAGAACCCAATCAAACTTCGTCACGACCCTCTGATTTGGCTCGAAGTCGAGCGAGATTTTAATCACGATCAACGCATCGTCGGAGGATGCAATCTTGCAATCAACGAAATTAAATCGCTTCGATCATCAATCAAGGAACTGCAAAACAACACCAAGCCAACCAAAGAAACCCTGCTCGAATACATCGACGCATTTCGTCGCGCTGGCACATCAATCCTTGTGACCTCCAACCTGAATCACGAACAGATGATGATCGCTCGAAGCGAACTCAACAAATTGATCAAGAGGAAATTGTGAACATCACCCTCGAACCATATGAAATTATCATGGGAGCAATGGTCGGAGTTCGTCGTCGTGTCTCATCCATCGCCAAGAAACTCGACCGTGGAAGCACACAAGGCGATCCCTGGGGCATCGATGTCGAAGGCGCACTAGCCGAAGTCGCAGTTGCCAAAGCACTGGGAATCTATTTCTCAGGATCTGTGGACACATACAAGTCGCCAGATCTCGTTGGCATACAGGTCAGGTGGACACCACTTGAACAAGGCAGGTTGATTGTTCGAGACCAAGACGGCGACAACGAGAATTACATTCTTGTGACTGGCACTTGCCCCAACTACAAAATTAGCGGATGGATCGAAGGATTCAATGCCAAGGATTCCCAATATATTTCTGCACCAAACGGGCGAAGTGCAGCCTACTTTGTTCCACAAGAAAATTTGAAACCAATGAGGATTTACACCAAATGAGATATCTATCCGTTTGCTCAGGCATCGAAGCCGCATCGGTTGCTTGGCATTCACTCGGCTGGACACCAATTGGCTTTTCAGAAATCGAACCGTTTCCTTCAGCAGTTCTCGCACACCACTATCCAAAGGTAAAAAACTATGGCGACATGTCAAAATTCAGAGATTGGTCTCTTCGGGCAGGAGATATCGATCTCCTCGTCGGAGGGACTCCCTGCCAATCCTTCTCAATCGCAGGACTCCGACAAGGACTTAAAGATCCACGCGGAAACCTTATGCTCACATTTCTCGCAATTGCTGAGCATCTCAAACCCAAGTGGATCGTTTGGGAAAATGTCCCTGGAGTGCTGTCGTCCAACGGAGGAAAAGATTTTGGTTCCTTCCTCGGAGGGTTGGGGGAATTGGGGTATGGGTTCGCCTACAGAATTCTTGACGCTCAATGGTGCAGAACACACGGGCATCCACGAGCCGTCCCGCAGCGCAGACGGCGTGTCTTCGTTGTCGGATGTGTTGGAGATCACATCGGTCCCGCAAAGGTTTTATTTGAGCAAGAAAGCATGCTCAGGTATTCTGCGACGCGCAGCTCGTCGAGGCAAGGAACTTCCGCCGATGTTGCTGGCTGCCTTAGAAGCGGTGGCGATGGTGGAGTTCCAAGTAGTCGAGGAGAACACCTGACATTTTCTGCTCCAATTAAACAACCAACTTGGTGGGACGGAGAAAAAACGGCAAACACTTTGACAAAATCAAAGGCCAATGGAACGCAACGGATGCCTGATA